GGATAAAGAACTGTTACGGCTTTGGCCATTCCCGCGACCAAAAAGACTGACAACGCTATTCCTAAAAGATATTTAAAGTATTTCATATTAGTAATTTTTTCTAAATAATGCTCTTAAAATTGAACCAGTCGGCGGAGCAACAATGAAAGATACGGTTAAACCAGAGAAAGTGTAGTCTTCGCCAAGCGTCTGCGGAGCGCCGTTTAAAACAATAAACAACGAAACGGTCGGATCTGGCGCGACAGATAAAATAAAAGTTTTATTCACTCCATCTATTTCCCCCGACAATTCTATATTGTAATTAAAGTATCTCATATATATCTGAAAAATGCTCTTAAAATTGAACCGGTCGGAGGGGCAACAATGAAAGATACGGTCGCTCCCGAAAGCGTATAATCCTCCGTAACAGTCTGCACCGAGCCGTTCATCGTCAAAAGTAGAGAGGCTGTCGGATTGGGAGTATAAGGCAGAACAAAAGTGAGATTTATTCCATCTATATCTCCGGTTAATTCCACGCCATCGGCGAATTGATAAACCACATCGGTAGAAACCACATCGCTTGTCGTTTCTATGTCTAACTGCTCTTCGCCCAATCCGGATAGCATATCCTCTGCCAAAGGCGGTAAGGTGTTATACGAAAGAGGCATCTCGGAAGACGGATGTTTTCCCTCATACGACTCGTATTTCCTTTCCAACTGGCTTATAAAATTCTCCAATTCTTTCGCGCTTATGCTGACAAAAGAAGAGTTTTGAGCGATAAGAACAACCGCCTCATAGTGAAGTATGCCGATTTCCGTCCGGCCCAAGTTTATATTATCTCCTTTAACCGGAGTATCTTTCCAAGCTCCCGTCGTTCCGTCTGCGAACATTCTGTTGGAATAGTATTCCAAATTATAATGAGAATTTTTTTGGACGGTTATTTTGTCCATTATGACAGTCTGCGATGTGGCCCCGCTATCTAAAATTACTCTAAGCCTCCATTTGACGATATTTGTTATAGAGGGACTTCCCGTTATATTGGCGCTGGCCATCCAAAAGCGAACCATATTCATTCCATCCACAAAACTATCCCCTATGCTGTCTTCAGTTGAAGTCAAGGTGTAATAATTTCCCGTATCTGTTTCTAAAACCAATTCCACCCTGTTCACATACGCCGCATTTTCAAAATTCAAAGGAACAACCGCTATTCCTTTTAAATAATCCGTAATATCTATGGCCGTGATAGTCTTGCTGACTTCGTTTTGGGTCGCCGCATGCCACTTATGAGTCCCAGTCCCGTCATCCGTTAGGTTTATGGCCGAACCGCCGGAAGTAAGAGAGAGCTTAAAGGTATCGGTGGTTTTACTAACCACAAAATAAACCGTATTGGCCGACAAACCGGCCGGGAGTGTTGTCCCAGAAAAAACCATCACTCTGTCGCCGTTTGATAAGCCATGAGCGGCGGAAGTGAGAAAGTCAGTAGTGAAGTCAGTAGTGAAAGCTGTTCCCGATTCCTCCGAAAATGTCCTTTGGAGCGCGCCTGTTCCATAAACAAAGTCGTGTTCATTCAAAGAAAGAGTTTGGTCGCTTGTTATTCCGGTCGTTGCGTCCATTTCTTCAACGGTAATACTGGCCGGAGTTTTAGTGTGGCGTATTATTATAAAACGAACTCCATTTATGTATTCAATGGTATATTTTGACTGGCTGGTGTTTATTTCATTTTCAACGGCGTAAAAAATCGCCGGAGGCACATACCGGAAAACCCGGCTGTTTTTTTGCTGATTGCCGAATCTTCCGTCATTTTCGTAAATATCCGACGGGACTTCAAGGTCGGCCGGACAATAATATATCTGCAAGTCCTTGGCCAGCCCTCCATAAACGGATATTCGGCGCTTTAAAGTTTCCGGATTGATTTTGTCCAAAACATTATCCGCCGCGCGCCTTAAAATGGCGTAGTAATCAACCGAAAGAGCCGAACCTCCCTCAAATTCGCTCTTTATGTCCGAAATTGTTCTGGCGACTGTAATCATTATTTATTGATGTGATCTAACACTCTGGTAAAAACTCTGGTATTTTCATTGAGTTGCCCCATAATGTTGTCCCTAATCTCCCGTTCCAGCGAACGAAAGGCTTTTTCGTCTTCCACTCTTTCTTTTCTTTCTTCTATACGCTCATGTTTGAGGTGTTTTAAAAAGGTCATTGTTACATAAACCAAAGCCAGTATTGACACGACCCCTATGCTTAAATTCGGAAGAATGGTTAATATGTCCATAAGATTTAAAAATGATAAACAAAAACCACTCCGTCGGAAGACACATCCGCGTCAATCCACAGTTGGTATAAATCCTCAATTTTTATAGTGTAAGAAGCGCCCGGAACAAGCGGAACGCCCCGCCTGGTGGCGGCGGCCGCGACTACGGTAGAGTCCCCTATGACAATATCACCTGTGTTATCGGATTCGGCGGTAATAGTTACTTCCGAACACCTTGTATTGGCCGAAACCAGCCTTTCGGCCGTTCCCGCCGCGGCTACGACTTTTCGCCCGTCCCTTGTGTTTGCGTATGTTTCTTGCATAAAATTAAATTAAATTGATAATCTTGGTTCTTATCTTGGCCCCTTTCAAGGAGCCAAGTAAAAACCCGATTAGTCGTGGAAGATATTGACAAGCAATACTTCAATGTCCGTGTTGGCTTTTCTGATTAAATTAAACTGCGCGTAATTTCCCCCATCCGTGTCGCCTATAATGACAGCCGAACTGGTAGCTTTCTTTAATAGCATGCCCGTTCCGCCGGTTAGGGTTAAATCCATGCTCGCCGTAGTAGTGGCGTTGCGGACGAAAAAAGTTCTCATCATTCCCGCCGTAGGCAAAAAGTTTGAACCCAAAGTGGTTGTAGCAGGAAAAGACAAGGTAGCGTCTTGGACATTGAGAGTAACATCAATCATATTCTCGTTGTCAAAGTCCGCCGCCAAAAGAGGCACAACCGTCCCCGTGGTGGATGTGGCTCTTATGCCTCCGCCCTGCGTAACCGCTCCGCCGACAGTCAATCTGGCTGTGGTCGGGTAGGTAGAAATCACATTGCTTAATCTGGTTAAAAAGATAGGGTTGGTAATAGACGTAACCGCTTTCGCCAAATTTATCCCGCTTGTGAGCGAGGCAAAGGCGATAACAACGGCCAAGGCTATGAAAAACTTGTTGGTAGCGACAAGTTTTATCTTTTTATAAATTGAAGTAAACATAAGACACTCCCTCTCCGCTTACGACAGCGTCAAGGTATAGCACATTAAGGTCAGTAACACGGAGCGTAACCGACTGCCCCGGAATAAGAGCGATGCCTCTTCGTGTTCCCGAAGCGGCGACTACCGTGGAAGCGCCGACTACTACCGTGTCGGTGTTTTCAGGTTTGGCGTTGATTATAACCAACCGGCACAATGTGCTGGCTGATACCAAAGCAACTGCCGTTCCCGCCGTAGTAACAGCCTTATGGCCGTCCGCTATGTTTGGGTAAGAGTATTCTTGATCCATAAAATTGTTTTAAATTAACCAATAATCTTTCTTGCTCCATTCCGCTCAATAGCGGAATGGAGCAGTTGTTTTCTAGGAAGTAGCCTTGCTGACCAAGATTCCTTTTCCGGAAACCGCGCCTATGCCAAAGCATGCGCGAGCCGTGTAGGACAGAATCCATTTGTCTTGATTGACTTCGGCCGGAGCAACCATCGGGGACAGCCAGTTCACATAGTAAGCTTGGAATCTTTCTTCCGGCATTCCATTCAAGGAAGCCAAGAACCAGTAATAGGAAAGGGTGGAATCGGTGGCGTTAAGAGAAGTAGCGTCAAAATCAATGACAAGGTGCTGGTATTTATCTCGGTAGGTATTTTTGACCCCGGCGTTGGCGTTAGCCGTTCCGCCGATAGATTCTGGAGAAATTGAACCGAAGAGTCTGGCTACCTTGTTCATCACTACCGCTTTTCGGCTGGTGATAAGGGTGTCCGGCTTCATTTCAATTTTTTGGCCGTAATTGTCATAGACATTGTAGCCGAAATAATCTTCCGCCGCCTCCAAAGCCACATTGGTCAAAGAGGGAGCGCCCGAAAGGATGTTGGAGTAAGTCGTGGAAGAACCTTTCAAGGTATGGGCGGTATCAAAGACGGACTTTGCGTCCCCGACAGTGAGGTCAATGCTGAACCCGCCGTTGTCGGTATAAGCGGTCGCTCCGGTGGCATAGCCAAGGAAGTTCCTCATATCCAACTCAATCTTATCCACGATGTCTTTGGCGGTTTGAGAAGCGTATTCCGCCAACTTGTGAGCTTCAAGAGCCTTATAAGCCTCGCCCGACACCAATCTGGTAATTGATATTGTGCTTCGGACAATATCTTTGTAGTAACCTTGCGCGATGCCCCTTTGAGCCGAAGCTTGGCCCTGAACCTTTCTTTCAGCGAATCTCTCTCTGTCCAGTTCGTGTATTCTTTTGGTATCAGATTCCCAACCGGCAGTTTCTTTAATGAATATCCTTCGGACATCCCCGCCCTTTTGGTGGGTTTCCTTGACGAAAGACTTTCTCACTAAATCCTGTATGGCCGGAACTGACATTGTTGAAATCAACATAATTAGTTTAAAATTTAGCTGTTAATAATAGGTCGTTGTCCTTGGATTAGTCTACTTCAATCCAAACAAGAGTAATGACGGCTGAACCGGCTGTTACCAAACCCCAATCGGAACCGGAAGTAATCAAGACATCCGGAACGACTGCCGCCGTATGCCATTTTGTTCCCGACGGAACGCCTAAATCAACTCCCGCCGCCGCCGTAGTGAAGACTGACGGTGTGCCGGTAGAGTAGCGGTCTGTGTCGCCTCCTGTGTCGCCGATGATAATCGTCGCCGAAGTATCTCCCGTAAACCCGATAATATCGGTAATCAATGATTGAACGAATACCGCTCCGGCCGGAATGGTGCAACTAAGAGCAAGAGTCCCGGAAGTGCCTCCTCCATCCACAAAGTCAGTATAAGCGATAGATTGCTGATAAGTAACATACCGGGCCTTTTCCGAATCGTGGATTCTGAATTTGCCCCGGACTTTCGTGGTGGAAATAATCCTTAAAACTTCCACAGCTTTGGTAAGCTGGGCGCTGACGCTCAATTCATTCTCGTCTTTAAGGTCAAATTTCTTGTTAGCCATTGATTGAACGGCCGACCCTGTGCCGACATCAAAATCAAACTCGTCCCCGTCTTGCGGGACATCCACTTCAATCATTGTGTTTGAAGCGTAATCCGAATCGGTGGAAACCACAATTCTCTGGATAAGTCCGACTATTTCAGACCTCGGAGTAGTCGCGGTTGCTTTGGTTATATAACCCGAAGAATCCTTTGTTACGACATCATTCAAGGCAAACGCCTCCGATGCCGCCTTTTTGAAAGGGTGGATATTCGGGCAACCTGTCATTCTTTTGATCATAAAAAAGTTTTGCTATTTAATAATGCCAACGCAAAAAGCGCCGGTTCTCCGGCGCTACCAAAAAGAGGCAACACCGAATATGTTGCCTCTTGCTGTTCCGCCTTTCGGCTTGACCGAGGAGCAAACTCGGATTTGTTTAGAGGTGCGTTGCCCATAGGGGCGCGGATATTCTCCGCTTTAGCAGACCGCCACTGCAAATTTGTTTAAAGGTCGGTTGCCGTTTGAACTTATAGTGTTGAAGGAGTTTCGCCTTTTCAATCCGGCATACCTACTTGTATCTGCTGTCATTTTATCAAGCCGAGAATTGTTGTCAAATCCGCCCCCTGTGGATAACTTTTATTCCGTTTGAGTTTTATGCAATTTAATCCCTAGCTCTTTGGCTTTCACTCCGTAATACGAAGCCAAGTCTTTTAGTTTTAGCGGATCGCCGAACTTTTCTTTGGCTAATGTGGATAAAACAACGGCGCACATATTGTTCGCTCTTCGTCCGGCATTTTCCATTATGGCTTGGAATGCTGTCGCCAAGTTTTTACAAATCAAATCTATTTCCCGATACAAAATGCCGTTGTCTTCCAAGACTTTGGATATTTTCCACTCAATATCTTCATTGGCTTCATTCATTTCTCTTCTCTCGTCGTCGCTTATAAATGTCGGGACATATCGGAACTTGGATAATTCGGCAAAAATCAACGGCAAGGCGTTTTGCACCCTCTCGTCGTGTTCTTGTTGGAAAAGATAATCTTCATACGCGCCCTCGGTTATAAGGTCAAAGTGGTTGAGATTGCAATACTCCGCCAAAACATTATTATTCACCGGCTTGCCCTTAAAATGAGCGAGGGCTTTTTTTATTTCAAGATATTTCATTAGGCATTGGCCGCGCTCCCCTCAATCTCTGCGATTGAGCCGTCCGGCAGTTTTATTTTAAAGAAGTAATTGACCATTTTTACTTCCATTTTCACTAATTTGCCCGTTTCTCTTTGGACAATTTCTCCCTCTTCCCGGATTTTTTCTTTTTGGCTGACGCTTAAAATTTCGCATTTCACTTTTTCGGCCGCCATAAAGTCGGGATAGATGACATCCGTAAATTTATCCTCGCCATAAAATTTAACCGGGATTTTATGTGTTTCTATTTCTGTTAATCTGGCCGCGTCATACACCAAAGCTAAATAAGCCTTGCCGATAGCCACCGCATATTTGCCGTTGATTTGTCTTACTGTCGTTATCGGGTTGCCTTTCTTTTGAGTAATCCTCTCCGGCGTTACGGCCAACATGGACTTTAACTGTTGTAATTGGTCGGGAGTCAATTTTCCCATATCAAAAGGTATGGATTCAATAGGTTTCGGTTCGCCCTCCGGGATTTTCTCCTGTTGGCCCTCGCCTCCCAGCCTCGCCCCTATATCCCCTACGACATCTTTATTTTCTTCTGCCATAAATTTAAAATTATTAGTTTATAATTCAAAACCTTTGTTCTCTTTCTTGGCGTGGACTTCATCCACTATTTTATCCACTCCATACGGGTCGGTGTCGTTTCCTCCGCCCGCCGCCTTGCCTCCTTTCCCGCTCACTTGCTCTTTGGGTTTCTTGTAGGTAGGCACTAAAATAGCCGCCTCGCTCACCCTGGCGACAATTTCTTCTTCCGAAAGACCCTCCAAATTAAACTTCTTGACGCTGGCGATTATAAGATTAGCCGTGTCTTTGTCGCCTTTGGCCAACTCTTTGGCGGTTTCGCGCACAATGTTATTGACATCCAGTTGTCCGCCATCGCCCTTTTCTCCGCCCTTTTTAATCATACCGGCCAAATTATTCATTCCTTGTTTCAGCGCCGCTATTTCGTCCATCTGCTTTATTTCCGTGTCGGTCATCTCCTCTTTTTGTTCGGCGGTTAAATCCTTGGAAGTCTTGATGTCCTTAAACAACTCCTCGCCTTTTTCTTCGCCCTCGCCTTTTCCGCCCTTGATTTTGTCTTCCAGTCTTTTTATGGAATCTTTCATCGCCCGGATGTTATCATCTTTGGATTTTTGAGTTTCGCCCCACGACCTTTCCTTTTCGGCATATTCGCCGAGTTTGCGGGACAACTCCGCCACTTGTTGAGTAGGAGTAAGCTTTTCCTTACCCTCTCCCTCTCCTCCCTTATCGCCCTCTTCTTTTTTATCTTCCACTTTCGGCGCTTCCTCTTTTTGAGGAGGCAATTCTCCGAAAGCGTCTGCTTGCGGCTGTCCGCCGTCTTTTTCTTCTGGCATATATTTTATGCTAATTTATAATCGCTCCTTGTTCCTCGGCCGTTGTCCCGGCGTTGTCCTTTTGTTCAAGGCTTTTTTTCTCCACCCGCCTAAGGTGTTCACTGCTGTATTTCTCAAAATCATTCAGAATTTGGGAAAGTTCTAAAATCACTTGCCTTAAAACTATTGTTTCTTGGGGAAAAGCTTTTAATATCAATTCCGTGATATTTGACAAAATTCTCGCTTTTACCACGGCAATTATAGCTTCCTTGCCGGATGTCCATGAGTTAGACACCTTTTCCAAAAGGTCATCATTGCTTAAAATCTCTCCGCCTATCGCGCCTTCTTGTCCCTCTATGATGTTTTGTCCTATTTGAGCCGGATTAAATAAGCCTCTGTTAAATAAATACTGCTCTAACAATTTTGATGTGTCCATTTTTTATCTCATTGATTCTTGTAATGCTCTTTTGACTTTCGGTTTTCCAAAAGACCCGGTGTTATTTGGAGCGATTCCTTGCTGATTGGCCAACATCTCATTAAGTTTCATTGCGTCCATTGGCATAAATAACTCGCTCGGCCGTCCGCTAACTTGCAAGTATTCATCCTTCAAGGTTTCAATGTTAAGAATTGAGCCGAATGTTTCCCTTAAAAAGCCGAACTCGTCCCTCATCTGCATAATTTGGAGTTGAGTATCCTTAATTCTTTCCGGTATCATTTCTATATCTATTCCGTATTTCTTATTCCTTAAACTGTCAGGGTTCACTAAATAATAAGCGGTCGGGAAACCCTCTTTTTTATCTTTAAAAGATTTGGTAAAAAGCTCATCTCTTTTCGCTCCTATGTCGTAAGTTTCTCCGCCCACTTCCTCGTCAAAGACAACGCTATTCTCCATTCCGCCCATTGATACCGTAAAGTTTTGATAAACATTTATTTTCTTTCCGTCCACGATTGTTTCTTTCTGCTTAATGGTGTATTTGCTCTCAATCGTTTCGGCCCGTCTTAAAGCCATATCCGCAAATCCATTGACTATCCCGTCCAATAAATAGCCCAATTTCTCTATTTGGTTGGTTTGAGCGGCGTTTATAGCTGTGGCCGTGGCTTGGTCGGCTATCTCTCCCGTAGTTGTTTGATTGAGCGTTTGGCTTTCCAGTATTTCCTTTAAAAGCTTAACAAAAGAAAACTCCGGCGCGGTTATGCCTTTGTTATCCGGATCGGCTTTCTCATAATCTGATTTGGTTACGCCGTGCGTTCTTTGCCCGCCTCGGAATATGTCCCTTGTGATGGTGTATCGTCCCTTGATAAGCAAGGCCGGGTCCAAGCCTTGTTCAAACTTATTGGCCAGTCCTTGTAAAGCCCAATCAACAAAATCGCCGTTAAACTTGGTCTTAGCCGGTATGGAGCGGGAATAAGCCGAGCCGGTCAGCCTCTCTCCCGACACTTTGGTCAAAGGATAGTTGCCTCTCGGATAGAAAAGCGTCATGGGAGTTTTTCGCGGCAACATCATTACTCCGTTTAAAAATATATTAAATCGGTTTTTTTCTTTATCAAAATATCTGTGAACGACTGTTTCTTTGCCGACATCAGCCACCCTGGTAGCGTCAAACAACGTTACCTTATCCTCGCCGGTTACATTGGTTATCCAGTCTTTCTCGTTGGGAACATTTTTCCATCGCTTTAAAGATTTGTAAATAAGTTCCGTGTCTTCCCGGCTTATCACTTCCTCTAAAGTAACGCGCGGTTGGTCTTGCAAATCCTCAATTTCGGGATTGCCTAAAATTATCGTCCGGCCATCCAGCACCTTAGACACCGCTTGGCGAGTCTGTATCATCTCTCCGTCTTCATAGGAAAGGCCGTCCAAGAACTCGTAAGTATAGTCCATTCCGTCCGGCTTGATTATCTGGTCGTCTTTTTTGGCTATGCTTTGCGGAATGTTCCGGACTTGCCAGTCGTCCAAAACAAAAGCGTCCCCTTGGCTGAATACTTCCCAATATAAAAGGGCTATTTTTTTCTTAAATCTTTCTAGCCTATATGAATGTTCAATACCCAAATTATAAATCTCTCCCATTCCCCGGACAATTTTACCGCTTTCGTCGTAGCATTTGACCCGGCGCTTATAAATATACTTCAAAAAGAAAGCGGCGAAAGATATTATTTTTTCGTGGACAAGTCCCATTGACACTTCTCTTTCTTTGCCCGCTTGCCTCGGCGGAGAATAATTGATGGCTTTGCGCTGATTATATAAATATGATTGAGAATAAGACAAGCCATTGAAGACGAGTGTGTTTTTTTCCCGCAATTCCAAATCCTTGTTTATCTGTTGAATTACAGAAATGGCGAATTTCGCTTCTTCCACATCGCCACTATACGCCTCATTGACTTTGGCGTGCATTTTATATTCCTCTTTTTTTGTTTCGTCCATTTTATTTATTATACACCTGTCAATCACATTGACGAGTAAGAGTTATCCACAGGCGCTTTTAAGCTATTAAGATAATCATACACTTCTTTGTTTTCCATTTCCAGTTTTGTCAAGATAACCGGCTTGCTAGGCTCGTCTTTCCAAAATGTGCAGAGCGCCGCGTCAAACCTGTCCGGAGAAAAGCCGTGTTCTTTCTTAAATTCTTTTTTGCTCATCAACTGCATCCGGCCCGGCCTTACCCTTTTATACTTAATCTTACCCAATTCTTTCAGCCACGCCGCCTTGTTGTTGGTTATTATAATTCCGCCTTTGGCTATCCATTCCCTAAACTTCCAAGCCAATTCGTCCTTAAACGACACAAACAAGTCTTCCGTTCCCTCTCTCGGCTTATCCATAAGCAAAGCATTGACGCTCTCGCCCATTTTTACATTGATATTAGCCACCACTTTGGCCCCGATTCCGAAAGCGTCCACTCCAATATCTCCACTCTTGGAATTATAAGCGTCCCGGATTATTTCCACTTTTCTTGCCAAGTCTTTCTCTTGCGAAGTCTTTTCGTTCAGCACTTCTTTCAGATAAACGCTGTCCCTTATAGCCACCACCGAATGGTCTTTGCCCATTCCGGCCGGATCAACCCCGATTATTCCTCCGTTGATTATCTGTCCTCTTTCCGGCTCAAATAAAATGTTCAAATTGGCGAATAAAGGCATCCATCCTTTGTCGTCCATCTCGGTTACTCCGGCAAACTCGCCGTCCACCCGAATTTTAACCTCGTCCGAATGTTCAGAACCGTTGCTCGGATAATCTTCTTCCATTTTTTGGATGTAACCGGGCTTGACTATCGGACTTTCTCGGCTCGTGAATTTCAGTTTCGTGTAAGAACTACCCGCCTTGTTGCTTTCAAAGAACTCACCCTCATTCCTTGTGGGATTGCTCCAATAGCCCACAATATAGTTTTCGCCCGTCAGCGCCCCTTTCATAACCTCAAACACCTTATCGGCCACGCCGGAAGCCTCGTCCACCAGTATAAGGACATACTCTCCGTGCAATCCGGCCAAAGCTTCCGGTCTTTCCGGTCTGGCCACTTGCGCCCGCAAAAACCAATCCTCGCTGTCTTCCATTTGAATATGGTCGGCGGTCTGTATCATTGAATTTTGCATAAACTCCGGCAATTTGCTCCGCCACACATAAAACTCTTTCATAAAAATATCCTCCACCTGCTGTTCGCTGTTGGCTGTCATACCTATTTGCGCGCCCGGAAAGCACCACAAGAAGTGAATGGCAATAATGCTCATTATGGAAGTCTTGCCTACTCCGTGTCCGCTTCTGGCCGTTATCCACCTCTTGGCCATATCAAACGAATCTTTCCCGAATGTCCTTACGGCCCGATTATATGCTTCCAGCATTATCGTCTGTTGCCAAGTGAATCTACTTCCCTCGTATTTTTTAAACTCTTGGGGCGTTTGTTTTTGGAACATATCCACCGAATAAAAACTCAAATCATTCCACACCAGCCGTCCGTCCGCGTCAAACAGTTTGGCCGTTCTCTTGTTCCCCATCGGGTCAATGTAGGGAATATCTTTATCCAATAATTCCTTAATCGGTTCGGCCGGGAACATTCCCATAGTTTGCTCGGCAAACAAAAAGACATCCACCGCCCACTGTTGCAGGTGATAGATGTCTTCCAGCCACTCTTCTTTTACTTGTTTTTCATTCTCCATTTAGGACGACACATAGGCCGTCTTTGAAATTTAAACTTCTCTTAAACGATTTTACGAAGTCGTTTTTTGGCCAACATCCTCATTTTTCGGTATTCCTTGGGCTTCTCTCAAAATATCCTTATCCAATTCTTCCACGCATTTTAATAAATGTTTTCGCAAAGTTTGCCTAGCTTGATTTTCACTGTTAGCCTCAATCGCAAAGCCATAAGCCCTATCATGAGGCTTGCCGTCTTTTTCGCCGTCTGCGAACCGAATTACCATTTTAAATTGCTTGCTTTCCAAAACCTCTACTCCGTTTTTTACATCTTCCATAAAATTTAATTATTATTGATAATTTTTAATCCTTTCTCTTTCATTTTTTTCCGCAAATCGCCCATTGAGAAAATTCCTACTCGGTGATCGTGCTTACCCTCCACCTTTTTGGGCGCGTATGAACCCATAAGATTGAATATCATATCCGCCGCCTCTAATTGGGTCTTGTTATCCGGCGACCAAAAATATACATGTCTGGCCATATCCCCGTGGACTATTTTTTTGACGGTGCAATTAACACTATTCATCATCTCTATAATTTCTTTGTCGGTTAGTTGCTCTCCTTTTTTTTCGGCTGTGCGATGGTCTTGGCCATTGTCGGGCAGGACTGCCTCTTTATTATACGGCGGGAAAGTGAAATGTTCTATTTTTTTAGATTTCAAGTTTTGCTTAACAACATTTGAAGCCAATTCTTCCGTAATTTCCAATCTGTCTAAAACTGCCAAAATAGACCTAGTAAACACCTTACTTGGGTCTGTTACCCTAGATTCCGGATAACCCGCTTCTCTGATTGCTTGTGCTTTTGATTTGCTTCCGTTAGCCATTATATAACCCTCCACCGCTCTTATCTGCCTAGTGCTGATAGGTCTTCCCCTGTTCCCTCTCTCTTTATAAATTTCTCTTATGAGTGTTGCCGGGATTTTCATTGGTGATTTTCCTTTTTCCAGTTATTTGGATGAAAGGGCGATTTTTGCTTATTTATCTCTTTTTTGCGGGCTTCTCTGTGTTGTTTGCACCTTTTGGGGTCAGGATAGCCTCTTTCGGCGTAGAAGCCTTGCTCTTTGGCCGAAAACTCAAATTCTCCGCACCCTTTCTCAACACATTGGATTTTTTTAGGCTCGTTCATTTTACTTTTTCTTATTTTTAAAATAGACCACTTGTTTTTCGCGCTTTTCCGCTCCGGCGCGCGATGAGTATGTCCCCAAATTCTTCCCTGTATGGGACACTAACCTGTATTTGCCGTTAATTTTGCGAATTGTCATATTATAATCTCCGCACAATTCTGTTGCTGACCTTTCCTTGATACGGGTCAAGGATTACCAGCACCTTATCCCCGACTTGGACTTGAATCTTGTTAAACTTCATTTTTCCGGCCAAATATGCCAATTTTATCACTCCATCCTCCAATAAAACCTTGTAAAAAGTGTTTGGCAGTTTTTCTATTACTGTTCCTAAAATTGATTCTTCTTTGGTTTTCATAATCCTAAGGCTTGAAAAAGATTGGCTATTGCTTCCGCGAATGTTCTCCCTATTCCCAACCTGCAATTATATTCCGCTACATATTTGCAGGCAATTCTATTATACGATACTCTCATTTTTTTTGCTATGTGGATAATTGGAGCGTTTGCGCGACCAACGCAAACGCTCCCTGTCCGTTATTGCGTGAATGTTTCAAACCCGACTACACGATACCAGCCCGAAAACTGCGGGAATATGCCGTAAGCATCGGCCCCGTAGGTTTGGAGCAAACCTTTCGCCAAGTTTATCATTTGATTTCGGTAAAAGTCTGTGTTCACTAAATTGAAACAGCCTCTGGGATACCATTTCGGGCAAGTGTCCGAAATTCCGGTTTCATCGGCGACACTAACACCGCTTCCGATTATCGGGGTGGCATAGCCGGTCATTCCCCACGACTGCGTAACTCTCATCGGATCGCCGTTGGTTGTGGTTGTAGCCGACGCAAAAGCATTATTGGCGACAATTAAACCCAAGAAAGCGACTAAAAAAAGTATTTTTTTCATCTTTTTATTATTTTTATTTTACGACCATTTTAATAATACACTTATACTACACTATACCAAAACACAATGCAAGTCAAGACTGTGGATAACTTAAAAAAGAGCCCCAAATCCCAATGCAGAAAACTGCGCTCTATACTTGGCTTGGAGCGTTCTTATTCTCACCGGCATTTCGGACATCTCTTCGCTTGTGAGCGGTTCCATAAACTTATCTATCTTGCTTGTCTTGTCTTGGTTTATCCGGCGCACATGAGCATCCACGACATCCTCCCCCTCGGTCAGATAATAAACTACGGTCATATCATTCTTCTGTTCCGGCCGATTGATTCTATTTTCAGCTTGGATATTATTAGCCGGGACAAAATCCATATCCACAAATAAAGCAACGCTAGCCTCCGGCAAGTTCGCTCCCTTGCCATGAGCCTTAATCCGGCCGACAAGCACCTGTTCTTCTCCGGTCTTCCATTCGCTCAAATCTTCAAAGGCGTGATAAGTGATACCAGATTCGGACAACAACCTCTGAATAAGCTCGTCTGTTTCCACAAAAACCGAGAAAACAACAATTCTCTGGTCGCCATATACTCCGTTTTTTATGTCTTCCACCACTCTTTCGGCTTTCCACCGCGAATTAACTTGATAGACTTGGCCGTTTTCAATTAAATTGCGGAGTTCAGCCACATTGTCCATATTCACATCTCGCTTGCGCGCTTGGATTAAATACTCCTCCCATGCGTTCCGATATTCCACCAGCCAAGGCAAAGTCATAGGCACTTGGACAATTCTCCTGTCCACCTTGCGATTGAATACGCCCGTATCCTCTTTCCGCTTGAAAAAGAAACTGCCTCGGACAAGGTAACGCAATTCTCTCGTGTGATTGCAACCCTTGGCCCACCAGACATAATCTTGATACCAAATCCCTGTGTTCCTTATTTTCCTCCGGTGGCCTCCGGCGAATATGCTTTCAAAGGCTTCTTTCGCTTTCCGCGAACCCTTACTCGCCAACGGATGTCCAAGAAGTAATAATGGGGCGTAAAGTTCCGCCGCGCCGTTCATAAGCGGTGTTCCCGACAGAAGAACGACATAATTCATATCTTCACACACTTTCTGCACTCTTTTAAATCGCTTAGTGGTCGTAGTTTTAACCATTGTGCTTTCGTCCACCACCACGAAATCAAAAAGTTCCTTAATCTGCTCAATTTTGAATTTTACCAACCTGTCGGGATTAACGGCGCATACAGTTTGGCAATTTGCTCCCATAACGAAATCCAAATCCTCATCTCTTAATGAGATATAATTCAACTCCAACAACTCCGATTCTTTTTTAAAATTTTGCGAGTTCATCACTTCATTCTTTTCAGCAATGACAAGAATGTTTTTTTGGGCGTATTTTTGCCCGGCTGACAAAGCCGTTAAGGTCTTGCCTGTTCCCATAGACATTGCCAAATAGCCTTTTTTAACTCGGCCGATAAATTCTATCGCTTCTTCTTGATAGGGATAAAGTGTCATTTTAAGTGGTGAATTATTGTGCTTCTGTCTTTCTTTTTTAAAAGAAGAGCAATTTGTATTATCGGGAATTTGTCTTTTTTCATTCCAACGATTATCGCTTTCAGCTCTTGAATTGTCGCTTTTTTCCGGTTTTGGGGCAAGCACAAATATCTGGGCTGATATTTAAAGGCCCACAAGCAACCGAGGTGTCCTTTTTTGAGGCATTTTTTGATTTTGGCGGTATCGCCATTCTCGATCCGGCTAATCAAAGCGTATAAATAGCTCCGAGAAATGCGAAATTTCCTCAAAACAAACCCCACTTTTTCCTTAGCCGCTTTTGTTTCTTTCCATCGCCAATATATTCTGTATTCTTTATTTGTCATATCTTTTTTTTAATCTAGCCTGTAATTGCTCTATCGCTATTCTTTTGGCCTCTTCGTGGCCATACTTGCCGGACAACTCCCAAAAATTCTTGCTGTCGGGAAATTCATAACCGGACGGAATGAATATGGTTTCTTCCAAAGTTTTCAAAAAAGTATTCCACGCTTGAACATCCTTAAAGTCGGTAGTGCTTTTGCGCTTGCGGATTATCTTATTTGTGGTCTGCAAATTATATCCCAGCATTTCATCCAGTAATTCCTCCCTATAATTGTCCAATGTCTGACTATCCGGTGTCCCCTCAAACAAATCCATATCTTGAATGGCATAATACTCAACCACCGCGCCCTCAAAAAATCTCTTTTGGTTTTCTATTTCCGGGTCAAACAATTCATAGGTGTTTTTAATTATTTTAGGCTTCCATTCCGCCTCTACTGTTTTTTGCATTTCTTTGACCCACCTTTCCTTGCGCTCAACTTCTCTCTCGGCCGGTGGTATAATCTGCGTCGGTGTCAAACTATAAAATAATGATATTTTGGATGTTTTCATTTTTCCGATTTACGCCTTTCTTCTATCCTTTCCGCCGGACAGTATTTGCACCTCCAAAAAATAAAACGCCAATTATATTGAGGAGCGCCCCATTCGTGAAGTCCGAAATAACATAATGTTTTTTGTATGATAGACATTATTTTTTCTTTTTGGCTTTAAATGCCAACGACCTTGATATGCTCTTTGGCTCATTCTCCGTTTCAAATTTTGTTTTAGCCGCCTTAACTGCCGTCGCAATGTCTTCTGTGTCTTCCAGCATAAGACCGTAGTCTAAATAATTTATTTTAAGGGTTTTTGGATAATCGTATGTCTTCCGTTCAGTAAAATAAAAAGTTCCAAATTCCGTTTCCGCCGTCCTCGCTCCGCCAAAATCCAACTGCCCGGCGATCCGCTCCTTTATTTCGTCCATTTTAATTTCCAGTTCGGCTACTTGCGCATTGAGCCGGGCATATTCCGCCGCATCCTCTTGGTTCACAAAATCAGCGCTGGATTCTAGCCATTTCGGGTATTCCTCGTTTACTTCGCCGATTATCGCCAAAATTACCGACGTAAAGGCCTCCAATTCCTCGCTAGTGTAGGTTATAGAGGCGGCCACGACACTTTCCCCGCCAGTAAGCTCAATCTCCCGCGTAACCTCATTCCAGCGCGTAGGGATGTATTCTATGTGTCCGACAACCGGAAGCATCCGCCCGTAAAAATTCCATACCAACCACGCCGTTGTTTTCATTTTTAAATCAGAGGCGAGTTTGTTTGCGTCCCAATTATTCTCTTTTCCGGTTTTATAATCCACAAAAACGGCAGTTTTCCCGTCTTCTTCCGTTGAAAAACTATCGGGGATACCCAAAACTTTATATTTTTCGGCAAAAAATTCCAAAACCTGTTCGTTGTTTGGGAATTTATGTTTTGCGTCCAATAACCCGCCCTCAATCAGAGCGTGTATTTGCTTGCCGGTTTTCATTGAGGCGGTTTCCGGTGTTTTTACTCCGGCAAAATAAGAACGAATGAATTGAGAACGGCTATTGACCCAATTATCCAGCGCTGACGGCGAAATGTGGGGTTTAATATCGGGATAGAACATAGATTTATTTTTCTTCCTTATTATTACCTCCGACCTTTTCCGCAAATTCTTCCCCTTTGGCAATACACATCTCCATCAATTCATCATATTGCTCTTTGGTAAAACCCAATTTCGGGGCTTTGCCATCCTCAATCAGTTTAAGTTCGGCGCTCATAAATTCGGCTTGCTTGGCGATTTGTTCTTTCGTTTTCGCTTCTGCGATGTTTTTCTTGGCTTGCTTCAATGCAAATTTTTCAAGGCTTTCTTTTCGTTCCTCTTCCAGTTTTACATCGTTATCCTCTTCGGTGGCAATTCCCAAAACTAAGGCAAGCGTATATCGGCGAGCGTAGGTTATCTGACCACCAACATCTTTCATGTCGCCCTCTGTTTTGATTTTAAGGACACCGGAGCGCAACTCATTCCTTGTCGTAAATTGTGGCTTTTTTTCGTGTTTTCTTTCCCCTGTTGGATTTTCAGTAATAATTTCAAGAACACTAAGTTCTTGCAAATATGTTTCGTGCGTCAAAACACACTCCACGCCTTTTTCCGACAGTTCATGTCTTACCGACAACCCGTGCTTGCCAAGCAATGGGTAAAGATAATCCATAATTTCGTCCAAGGGCGCAAACCAAAAATTAACATCTCTCCCTTCTCTCGTTTTAAATTTGACTTCTTTCGTTCTCTTTACGGACTTTAATTCACCTTGCAAAGCCGAGAGCGCCTCAAAAATACTCTCGTAAAAAATACTCTCGTGTTTTATTTTTTCTTCTTTTTTGTCTTCCATTTTTTTATTTTTATTGATAATTATGATATTGGCTAAGGCCGTGGTGTCCATCTTTGCGAATATAAGGTAATTAACCCAGCTAGCTTTTATTCGCAAATGGCGGACTCGAACCGCCCCCACAGCCTTAACCAACATCCTTGATAATCACGACCAATTTAAGTATATACCAATTAAAAACAATGTCTAGGTTTTTTGTAGTATAACTGTGGATAACTTTTTTTGAATATCCATTCCGTCTACTTCGTTTCCCGCGCAATTCCAACCGCGTGTTCTTTGCCGGGCAAAAAGTTCTATACGAGGCAAGTCGCCCATAAGTTGAACAATTTTATCCCTTATGATTGCCGGTTTTGCCGAATGCCCCCCCCAAATGAGCAATAGTTAAGTTCGCCACGCAACAATTTTCTCTTTTTGGTTTCCCTTTGGTGGCCAATAGGCATATTTCCGGATTTCCTCTTGTCCAGTATCCAAGTCCGAAGTGAAATCCGTCTGATACTTTATTCTGTTTAACCCAAGTAAAAGCAACTGTTTTGTATTGAAAGCCCCATGCTTTTATTGTTTCCAGCGCCTCTTGTAATTTTGGATATGTTGCCCAAAGAAAAAGAACGCAATTTTTGTCAGCAATGTCTTTGACCGGTAATTTGTAAATGTCCTCGTTATTCATTACACCATATGGGCTTCTCCCGTTTCTTCTTGCCCATTTTTCTCCACGAACTGCCAACTCTTTCATTGACCAGTTTTTAAATCGCCATGGCGGGTCGGCCAAAATAATCTGATATTTTTTCATTATTTTAATTTTTATTGATAATATCGGGGTTCAAGGAATTGCACCTTGCTTGTCTAGTAAAACTAAACCGTGCTACATCCACACCCACCCCGTAAATGAGAGGAATTTGCCGTCCTCTCTTTCGGCTTTGACCATTTTCTGCGCTAACAGAAAATGCTTTTTAAAGAACAAAGACTTTTTAGGAAAGTTTGAGTTTGACGATTTTTATTCCTTGACTGCTGTTTTCTCTAACCGCAAAGTTTTTGCAAACGGCCTTATTCGTGCCGGCGGTAAGGCAATAATCGGAAACCTTGCGATCTTGGATTATTTCGTCTTTCTTTACACAATACCCGTGTCTAACCATTGCGCCCGCCTTTCTCGCATTCCGGACATTTTACTCTCTCAATTTCAGCCGTGCCTTTTGCGACAAGCAATGAAATGTTGTGGCTTATTTCTTTGTCTATTCCAATAAATTCGCCGTGCTTTTTTATTCTTCCACAAAAACATTGTTTGATTGTGGCCCTGCCCTTAATCTGCATTTCCAACCTCCTTTCTGTCGGTTAAATTTTTATTTTTCCGCAAAATAATTCACATAAACAACGAGGACAAATGGTAAGGGTGCTTTGTTTTTTCATTGAGAGAAAAAACGACAAAATGTATTCATTAGGTTTAACCCAAGTTTCGGAAAATACTCTAATCATTAAACAAATCTCGCAAATTTCTAAAACGACATTGTCGTCATAGATTTCAAAAAGGTCAAAGACTTTCAATTTTCGGCGCTCCTTTCTTGTGTTCTTCTATTTCTTTTGCGGAATAAAAATTAAGATGGATAACACCATTGAGAAACGGACAAGCAAACGCTAAAACTTGATGACTTATTTTATAATCGTGAACCAAACCGCAAACAGGACATTGAATAACTCCTTTCATATTTCACCTGCCTTTCCTAAAAAAGTTTTAAAAAGAGCTACCCATTTAATTTATTATATCATCATCCCCTCAAATTGGCAGGGGTGGAATTATCGGGAGCAAGCCCGCTGGCGGCCACCCTTGCCTATTAAATCCGCCAGTTTGAAAGGACGATGACGGCTAAATTTTTTAATTTCCCTCTCCCAATAAAAATCTTGGCATTGTTTTATCTTCTAAATTCTTTTCATACTGTGGCAGTAATGCCTCCGCCATTGTTGTAGATTTTCCTGCTTTGTCGGTTATAACAAGATGAGCCATAAATTCAGCTTCAAATTCTGTAAGTCCATTGCCTATTGCTACAAACTTTGCTTTAAGATGGTTTAGGAGTATGCGGTGGATTATATTTAATTCTTGATTTCTTTGGTTTTCATTCTCCTCTCCCTGTTTTGTTCGTAAGGGCGTGATTATTCTTACAGCTTTTGGAATACTTTTCTCATCAAGTTTTGCCATAAATTCAAGCACAAATCTATCGGGCATTGAAGTAAAGCGAATTTGGTTTATGCCTAGTTGCCCCAGCATTTTCATTATATCTGCTTGTGATTTCGCCCAATAGACACTAGTATTTTTATACGCTCCTTCAATCCAATTTAATTTTTTCATTTTATTTTTTTATTTTTATTTTCTAAAACTTTTTGCTTTCGGACAATCAAAGAAATGCGACACAAATTTCCCATTGCCCAGTTCCGATATTGGCATATTTTTTCCTGCTTTTGTTTTGCCCCAAAAAATTTCTTTTCCGCAACCCTCGCAAAAAGATGGGTTGCAAGATTCCGCAATTTCAACTTCGGCAGTTCCTTTGGCTAATTGTAAGGTTAATTTCATTTTATTTTTTCCTTAATATATTTTTTTTCGTTTTCTGTGAAAAAACTTTCCAACAGACCGAGAACGGGCGTATTTTTGGTGTCTATGATGTGCTTTATCAGTTCGTTTTTGCTATGGCTTTCTTCCGGCGCTGAAATTTTAGTTTCTTCCACTTTGTTTTCCGTGAATTTTGCAAAAAGTTCCATTGGTGTTCTTTTTATGTGCAGATCGCATTGGATATTGCCCGGTTCGCAACTTTTGCCGCTTGTGCTTTTAAGATACTCGGCAAAGCTTTTTTTGTGTATTTCAATTATGTCGTGAAAATCATAGCCGACATCAAGAACTAGCCTCACAACTCCCCCGTTTTGCATCAAAAAGACATACACGCTGGGTTCAATGGTTTTTTTTCTCAATCTTGATATAAATTCAAAAACATTCATGGATTTAAAATAATTTTTGTTGCGCCAATCTTCTTTTCGCTATTTTTATGTATTCGGGATTGATTTCAATGCCGATGTAATTTCTGTCCAGTTTTTTGGCGACAACGGCCACTGTTCCCGATCCCATAAATAAGTCTAAAACAATTCCGCCTTTCGGACAACCGGCTAAAACAATCGGCTCAATTAAGGCTTCGGGAAATGTCGCAAAGTGAGCCTCTCGTAGTGGCTGATTGGGAACTGTCCATACCGACCTTTTGTTTCTCATTTTTTCTCCTCCGACGGTTTGCCACCTCACATGTCCCCTTGAAGCGAAGGTGTGTGGAGTGTTGCCGGGAACAATCTTTTTGTCGGTATATTTAGAGCTTCCCCTCATTTTTTCTTGTTTCCGGCCATCATAATTCGCTTTTTCTTTTATTGTTTCAAAATAGTATTTCGGGCTTTTGCTCATTAAAAAAATATACTCATGGCTTTTCGTGCATCGGTCAGTAACGCTTTCCGGCATAGGGTTGGGTTTGTGCCAAATAATATCTTGGCGGATATACCAACCATCGGCTTGTAAGGCAAAAGCAACTCGCCATGGGATACCAGCCAAATCTTTGTCTTTTAGAAATTTATGGTGTCGCAAATCTGGCTTATTTCCATTAACCGGTTCCCCTCGTGTTTTACCAGATAATGTTTGCGCCCCGCTTGAATATCTGCTTTTCCCGCTTACATAACTATCTCCTAAATTCAACCAAAGCGTTCCTTCATTTTTCAGCACTCTTTTTGCTTCACGGAAAATTTTAACCATTTTATCCACATATTGTTCCGGTGTTTTTTCAAGACCTAGTTGGCCCGGCGCGCCGTAATCTCGTAACCCCCAGTAAGGAGGCGATGTAATAATTATATCTATGGACTCTATGGGAATTTTTTTCAATTCCAATAGAGCATCTCCAAACAAAATTGCGTTTTTTATATCATCGATTTGATACATTTGTTTTCATTTGTCCTAAAATTCATCTTCTTCGCCATAATTTTCGTTATAAATCCCTGCCAAATTTTCATCTCTTTTTTTCCAAATTAAATTAAGTTTTTTGTTTTCAATTAAGTCTTTCGCTGTTTTTATTTTTTCATTTAAATCTGGCCTCGCTTTTGATTTTCCTTTTCTTATCCAAAAAATAGTATTCATACTGTCGGTGATTATAATTCCGTTATTTTCAGATAATCCACAAGCCTTTAACACTCCCAATAATTCAGCCTCATTGTTGGTAAAATCTTTTTTTAAAATTCTTTCTCTTGATAAAACAATTCCTAAATTATCAGTTACAGTAAAACCGCCGCCAAAAGGAGAAGGATTTTTTATTAAGCAAAAACCATCAGAGTGTAATTCTTTTGTCATAAATTTATAAATTAAAACTATCGTCTATATCTTCCGTTGTTATTTCTTCTTGTGGATTTTCCCAATTAGAAACTTCCGGCATTGACTTGGCGATACTATCCCAACCTTCAAGTTTTTTCATATCGGCAAATTTTGCTTTTTGTTGGTTGCGGTATTTCCAGTCAAAGTATTGCCTCATTTTATTTTCGTGTTCCATATAATCATAATGCCTCGCAAAAATTATTCTCCAATTCGGCAAATCAGACATTGTTTTCATTTCGGGTTTTATTTTTTCAAAACTCTCAATTATTTTTTTATCCTGCAAATAAGAGTATTCGCCACCGACAGACAGATACTTTATTTTTTTATTCGGATCAAAAGGGTCTTTTCCCCATATCCGATATTTTTCCAGCTCGGCGGAAAAGTTTATTATCTCTTGCTCGCTGTATTCTCTTTTTTTCCAAACCGGAAACTCTGGCATTTTTATTTTTGGCATATTAGTTTTTTATTTTTTTTAAATCCTCTGTGATATATTTTCCAACACTTTCAAGCACCCATTTGAATTTTGCATTTTTTGACAGCCAATCCATTGTTTTCCAAATCTTCTCGTCTTCAAATGGTTCTAAATCTTTGGCCGCCCGCAAACTTCGCTTTAATTGCACTTCGGCCTGTTTTTTATTTGTAAAACTAAATTTCTTAAATTTCCAATAAAGGGCGATTATAGACAAATCTCTTCTTGTTTGATTTTCCATTTCTTCTAAGTATTTTTTAAAATCCCATTCTGCGGTTTCCGCAATATATTCTCCTCTATTCTCCTCTATTCTCCTCTCCTCTGGCTTAGCATCGGCTAAGCATTGGCTAAGCACATATTTTCTGCAATCGTTTAATGTTAGTAATTTTTTCTCTTTTTGGTGTTGTGTCGGCTTAATTCTCCTTATATCTAGCCAGTTATTTTGGTGCCAATCAGTTATGACTACCACCCCGCTTTTAAAAGGAATAATAAGTCCGGTGTCAATTAAATTTTTTAGATCGCCTTTTTCCCCGCCATAAAGCCGGAGTATTCTTGCCGGCGAAACAAATCCCTCATCATCAGCCTCCATTCCAAGTAAAAAATAAAGAGCCTTTGCCGACAATGATATATTTAAAAAATTGTCAGTTTCTATTATCGCTTTATCAAACATTCTTTTTTGGCTCATATATTTTACAAACTCAAAAGGAGTAATGATTGTGCCAGCTTATTACAACTGTTCTCTTGCGAGAAAATCATTACTCCTTTTGAGTCAATAAAACTATTAAATTTTATGTGTAATAATTCGCACATACAGTCATTATACCACTTTCAATACGGAGTCAAATACTCCCCTGTGGATAACTCAAAATGAAACCGCCGGAAAAATGTTTAAACCGGCGGCTTCTAAAAAATGCTGGCTTGGTCGCGAACCAGCTAATACATCATACCACCATTGATAAATTTTTCAAAATACTTTTATTCTCTTTTATTTTTTCTTTCAACTCTTCATCGCTGAAATAGGCGACCTTCGCCGCCAATTCTTTTATTTCTTCCACTCGTTCTCCGCCTAAATCGTCAATTAAGGCCTCTTCAAAAGCGTCCGGCACCCCCCCCCGCTCTCTGTTGCATATTGAGCATTGAGCGGCGGCGTTATCTCTTTCCCATCTTGTCCCGTGGTGTCCGCGCCTCTGCCAATGTCCGCAATCAACCTCGTTCCATTTAAGCCTCGCCAAACAAGTAATGCAAGACACATAACCCGAAAAATCGGCGCTTTCCAAACGCACCCTCAAAGAAAAAACCTCGTCCAATTTTTGTTCCAGTTTTCTGTCCGCCATGTATTATTTATAACACAAAAACAAAAGACGCGCACGTTCCGCGTCTTCCGTTTGGACAACGACCCGGATTTCTCCGAGCTTGCCGTGATTATAACACCTAGATAACCGGTTGGGAAGTTTTTACTCGCAACCCGACCGTTGTAAGGCCGAGCGTAAGCAAGGTGATAGATTCCGCCGGATCCATCAACCCGCTAAACATTCCGACCGCTCCGAGTAAGATTTGAAGCACTCCGAACCAAATTGTCCATGCTTTGAAAATTGGTTTTTTCATTGTTTTTTTATTAAGCCAATAACTTTCCAACATAAGTCAATCAACCTTTTGATTATGCTTATCTGTGTCTGTTTCATTTCAATTTCTTTGATGGCGGCGAAAAGCCCCGCCGCTATTTTAACTTCTCCCCCGTTCTTTAATTTTGCCACATCGCCCAAATTAGACAAGTAGCAACATTCAACAATTACGCTCCGGCAAGGCAAGTGGAGAAAACCGAGAGAGCCGAAATAAGAGTAACTTTCGTGTTTAGCCCCTAAATTGACCGCAGAGAGGCTTTGAGCCACGCGGAAAGCGCAGATGTCGGCAAGGTCGGGTTTATCGCTGTAATAGGCCTCTGTGCCATTCAGGTAAGACTTTTCGTTGCTATTCAGATGTATCTCCAAGGCAAAATCGTCCGATTGGGCGTATTTTTTTAAAAATTCCAAAGTTTGGGCAAAATTCAAGTCATCGGAAAGATAAAAAACACCCGGGCTTGCTGGCATTATTTTTTTAAGCTCGTCCCGAATGGCGATAACCGCTTCGCCCTCCTCTATTCCGTTTTTGGTAATGCCTTTCCCTTTTTGGTGTCCGGCGGATATGTAAATCATTGTTTTCTTTTTTCTATTTGATAATCTTTTAAAATTTTGCCCGAAACAAGACAACCTGTTCTGGCTCTCTCGTCGGCGCAAAGTTCCGAATCGCGATAAAGTTTTTTAAGTTTGGAATACACCTCCTCTTCCCCGATTGTCTTTCCCAATTCTAGCATGCTTTTTATTCTTTCCTCATTATTGTCGCCGTTTATCATAATTTCCGCCACCGGATCGTTGGGATAATTCTTTCGGGCGTTGTAAAGAATTTTTACACTGGCGATTTTTCTTTCTTTGGCTTCCGCATCCATCTTCTCCGGGTCGTTCCAGTCGGGCGAAATTTCTTTGGCTATTTCTTCGGCGTTGAAGACTCCTGTCTTTATGGCTTCTTGAATAAGACTTTCTTTGGCGTTTCCTTTTTCTTGGGGCATAAACTGCCTCAAAGCGGCGGGAGTGATAATCCTTTCTCCGCTTTTAATCCATTTCATGTCGCCTATTTCATATCCCTTTCCGTCCCGTTTGTATTCTTCTAGGGTGAAAAGTTGAACCAAGGCGGTCGCCCACGAAGTTATTTCTTTAATCACCGGCGGAGTAATTAAATGAACCTGCCCGTCATCCCCATATTGAAGAGTGAATGTAAGCGCTTGGACAAGCGTGTTGAGGTTGTTTTTGATTGACCGGATGGTTCGGCCCCACAAAGTATAATCATCGTCGTCCACATCAATAAACGCCGTCAGCGCAAGAATTAAACCCGACATCACTCCGAATTTCAGCAACTTTTGAGCCTCTCTGCTGGTTATGGCTTTTTTAACATCTCTTCCGGCCAGCATTTTTATCACTTCCTGTCCGTCCGACAAAAAGGTGTTTAGAATGGCTATCGCCCACGAACCGAATTGGAAAGTGGCGGTTCCGGCTGTTGTATTCCCGGCTAAGGATTTGACATAAAACTTATTCGGCTTCACCCGCGACAGCGAAAGGGCGATGTCTTTCAAACGGGAATCTTCCAGCACTCCCGTTTTAAATTCCTCATCGGTCATTTTGGCGCGCAGAAAAAATTTATTGCTTTGGTAGGAAGTAAGGGACATCAGCACCATCAAGGCTTGTTTCAACCGGGCGGGTAAATGATACTTAGGGTCAAAAAGCTCTACGATTGGATTTCGTCCGGCAAAATAATTAAACTGCTTATTTATTTCATACGACTGAATCGGATGGAAAATGGAACGAGTAACTCCTCTCGCTTGTTCTCTGATATTAAGTTCCCAAAATATGGCCGTAAAATCTCCGAACAAGTTGCCTATGGCCGAAGCGATATTCAAACCGAGATATTTAATTGCCACCCACGAAATCATCGCCCTTAAAGCAATATCCGAAGACGAGCCTTGCCGGGTAATGAATTTGATATGGCGGCCTTTGGCATCATTTAAAAATTCCTTGACAAACTTTTCCAATGTCGGGTCTTTGGTTAATCCTTTGGCTGTCGTTCCCACCACCGCTTTGTGGGCTTGCACCGCCACCATGGCTTCCGGTATAAATCTGTCCATCGCTCTTTTTTTGGCAAGGGCGTGGAAATAGCCCAAGGAAGCCCGAACGACATTTTTAGACGGGACAAGCCTGCCGGTTCTTTGCAAAGCGTAGCCAAAAAACTTTTCAAAAGCGAGAATGTTGCCGGTTTCCTCGTCTAAGATTTTAAAGGCCGCCTCTTCTTCTTTTTGAGAAGAAAAAACCTCTCTTAGCCCGGCCATAATGCCTTCTTGTTTTAGAGCCTCAAAGAAAGACCGCCTTGTGTGGGTCATATAATTTTGCCGCCCCGCCATTCCGTATTCCGAGTTCAGATATTCGTAAGCGTTCCAATACTGTCCGATTAAATAATAAGCGAAAGCCAGCTCCTCTTTGGTCATTTTGTTTTTTTTCTCGTAAGATTCCTTGTCCGTCGCTTCCAAAAATCCGAAAACAATATCGTCAGTCGGCACCGCCACATCAACGGCTCTTTCTTTCAAGCCCATCAGTTTTCGGCGGGAAGCGCGGGCGGCGCGAGCAAGAGGATTTATTTCTTCTTCCAGTCTGATATATTCTCTTTCCGCTTGCACAGTAGCCTCCACTCTTTTACCCAAGAGCCAATTAAAGAAAGGATGTTTTCGGGCAAGCCTTACCCATGGGGTGTATTCACTCACCGCGCGGCCGGTCAGATTTTTTAACTCTTCCCGGCTAAAACCCATTTTACTTTGCATTGCGTCCAAAAGTTCCCTCTCGGTTTTGATTTCGCCCCAATTCGTCCGGTGAATAGTTTCCAATTCCCGTTGAGTGAGAAAAACATCGCCGAATTGGTATTTTGACAACGCCGCCAAAAAACTCTCGGCCTGCTGTTCGGTCATTTTATCCACAGTCGGGAATCCCATGGCCTTTTGCAAGTTTTCCCATTTAGAGAGCTGATTTTCCGCTATAAACGCTTTTAATTCGTCCTGCGCCGAAATTTGGCTTCTTATGTCCGCCGATTTATTCATAAACTCAACCAAAAAATCGTTAAATTCCTGCTCGGTCATAAAATGGATTTTTCGTCCGCCTATTATTTCTTTGGCTTTTTTGTCCCCTATGGCGAAATTATCTTGAATATCTCTGACGGCACGCCCTCTTCGGCGGATCATTTTCATTTGTTCTTTTTTGCCCCGTCCAACTCCCATTCCGACATAATAATCTTTTTGCTCCAAGTATCTCTTTCGCATTTTTAGTTTTCTTTCTATGTCCCGAAGCGCCGGTTTGTTCACTTTTTTGTCTTGGCTGGCTTGGGAAATTTGCCGCCTTAATTCCCGGAGTTTGTTTCTAGTAGAAATAAGCTGGGCTTTGCGTTGGAGATAATCGTTAATTTCTTGCTGGGCTTCTTCAAGGTTGGCAAAACCCAGCGATTCCACTTCCTCTTCTCCCCGCGCGGTGATTGTCCCCGGAGGCGGAGTCGTCCTAGTGGTAAAACGAATCATTCCCGGTTCGCCGAATTTGCCCGTTATTCTCTCCGGCGTTTCCTCTACCAATTTGGCCGCCTCTTCCTTGGCCGCAATTTCTTTTATAAGGTCGGTTTTCCACGCCAAAGTGTTTTTTTCCAATTCTTTTTGCTTGTTGGTGAGGTCGTTGAATCTTCCTTTGAGATTCTGCAATCTCTTGTCCGGCTCTTCTTTCAATTTAAACCTAGCCTCGCCTGTTATGATATTCAAGTCTAAAATTTCCCCGTCCATTTCTTGGATGAACGATTCAACCACTCCGTTGTTTTCCAAACGGACATACTCTTCCTCCAAAGCCTCGCCCTCGTCTAAAATTTCGTAATAGTCTTTGATTATTTCCGCCCTTGTTCCGGTTATCACCCTCGCCAGCCTTATAAGAGCCTGTTTGAGAATGGCAAAGAACTTTCTGACCAGACCGGCCGGTAAATGCTTTTCGTCAAGATAGTTTTCAAAATCATAAGCTAGCGCCTCGTCAATTTTTTCATTAGTTTTTTCGTTCCATTCAATACCCAACTGCTTGGCCTTGGCGTTCATAATCTTTTCGCGGGTCATTCCGTTCTTGGCGAATATCGGTATTTTATTTATGTTAGTCAGCGTAAGGTGGACGACTTCGTGCGGAGCGGTGTGTTTGGCCAGCTCTTTGGCTAGCAGAATAGTATTATCCGTAACCGCGCCCCAGAGCTCCACCGGATTGCGCCGACGAGTCAAAGGATTTATTTTATAACCGGCCAAAAGCGAATCGGCGAAATAAACATCAAAATCAAGATTAAGCCTTTTTTTGACATCGGCCAGATATTTTCCGGCTTCGGTCATTGTAGTTTCCGGCTGTTCGTATAAAAAGTCGGCTAGCTTAAAACGGGCTTCCATTTCTCCTTTATAAGGATAACGGGCGGACAATTCTTTAAATACTTCGTCAAAATACTTGTTAAATAGTTTTCTTTCTTCGCCTTGCGGATAAGCCTTTGCTTTTTCGTTTACGGTGGATCGGGTGAGGTAATTGTTTTTCATCCCGCCCTCTATCATTTTGTCTTCAATATAGGCTTGTCCGGCCCTGGCCAAAAGTTCTTCCGGGCGCGCCCAATAAGAATCAGTCTTGTTGCCGCCTAAAACAATGGCATTTTTATAAAATTCCGTTTTTTCGTCATAGACTTCCGTTTCTTCTTTGACTGTTTGCCTATACACATCGGCGATGTCTTGAAAATGCCGACCCGGATAATTATAGTGTTTGGCCGAGCCGACTGCGTCTTCAAAACTTCTCCCGTCGGCGCGGGCTTTCATCGCCCAGTTTTCTTTGTCGTCTAAGACGGAAGAATCCTCGCGAGGGATAAACTCTTTGACTTTCCTTATTCTCCTGCCGGTAAGAGCATCCACAAGGTTAAGAGAGGCGCTGTCAAGATTATTGCCCCTGCTGTATCTGTCTTTCCCGCTTGACCATTTTTTGCGATAGCCGCCCCTGTCGGTTGTGGAATCAAGGAAGTGAACAAACTCGTGGAAAAAAGAACCGTCGCCTTTTCCTTTGGTAAGATTGATGATATTCTTGCTCGGTTCGTAGTGGGCATTGGCTCGTCCGCCTCCGCGCGCTCCGAAAGCGATGGAAAGCCCCATTTTGTTCATCAGCAAGGGAAAATCAATGGTAAGGAGTTTGGACATGTCTTTTACCGCCCCGATGGTGTAGCGGATGTGTTCTTTGGCGGTCAAATCGTCCATATAATTCCCCAACTGCACGCTTTTAAAGCCCATTTCTTTGGTTAAGGTTTCGGGTTTTATTTTTTCTTCGGCGATGTCCGGCTCGCTTCTTTCCACTCGTTCAAGCGGTTTGAAGTTGCCGTGGCTCATATCCGTCCCCTCCGCCGGAGCTTTCTTTTTTGGTAAATAATAATCGTAGTCGTTACTAAGCCGATTTTCTTTTCTTGTCAGATTTTCCTCTATCTCCTTTCTGTTCTCCGCGATTGAATCCTCCGCTTCTTTTTTTGTGTCAAAGGTTCGCGTGGAAAATCCATAGGAAAACCCCTCCCATCGGATTTTATTATCTCTCCACCCCTCGCTTTTTTGCGCCCCGTTTTTCAAAATGTTTTTTATTTCCTTAATTTCCTCCAAAGAAAATTTAAAAGTTCTTATCTCGTCAATGGCCGATTTAATCGTCCGGCCCAAGACCTTGATATTAACGCCGGGAGCGTAATCGGGCTGGTCTTTGTCTATAACCGCAGGAACGATGCTGTCCACAAAATCATAGGCATATTTATCTCTAAATGCGGTCGCTTGCTCGTAGTTTTTTATTTCCGCCAACTCCTTGACGAAAGACCGCAAATAATCGCCGTAGTTAGTCAAAAACGGCAACATAATTTCTTCTGCGACATGTCGCATTCCCCCATATCGCCCCTCTTTTGACAATAAGGACGGAGTTCGGCCGATAGAGTTAAACACTTTTTGTTTTAAACCGGCTACAAAAGCCGG